TAGACCCAGTACGGGTGTTTACAATAACAAGCAGATAAAATTTGATGCATTGGACTCAGAGTACACCACTGGGACAGCTGGTAATGAAGATGTGGGTCGGGGAGGAACTCTTCAGTACTTTCATGGCTCAGAGGTGGCATTCTGGGAAAATACTGATGGGATAGAGACTGGGATCATGCAGTCAATAGCCGATGTTGATGGCACGGAGATCATTCTGGAGTCTACAGCTAATGGAATGGGGAACATGTTTCACAGGAAGTGTATGGCTGCAATGAGGGGTGAGGGAGATTATAAACTCGTTTTCATACCATGGTTCTGGCAGCCTGAGTATAAAAGGGCTACAGAGCCAGACTTTATCCCCACTGAGCAGGAAGAGAATTTGATGCATTCATTTGATCTCGATTTGTCTCAAATACACTGGAGAAGGAAGAAGGTGGAGGAGTTCGGATCGGAATGGAAGTTCAGGCAGGAGTATCCAATGACAGTACAGGATGCCTTTGTTACATCTGGAACGTCTTTGGTTGATGGGGACAAGGTTATCCAAGCCCGGAAGTCCAAGATAAAAGATGCCAAAGCCCCACTTATCCTCGGTGTGGATATGGGTAGGGACAAGGATAGAATAGTCATTATGCCTAGAAGGGGTAGGGAGGTTCTCCCTTATACCACTTGGGACCCTCAAAAGGAGGGGACAATTAGGCAAACTACTGTAGCTGGTAGGTTGATAAATATGATTGAGAGGCAGAAGGTAGCAAAGATATTTATCGATATTGCCAAAGGATATGGGGTTATAGATATACTTACTGATTCGGGGTACGGGAATATTGTAAGAGGGGTATATTTTAACGAAGGGGCAATAGAGCCGGATAAGTATTCCAACAAGAGAGCAGAGATGCATATATTAGCAAGAGATTGGTTCAACACTGAGGCAGTGTCAATACCGGATGATGATGAGTTGGAGGTAGATATTTCATCAATTCCGGACTACAAAGAGACCATTAACGGGCTGATAAAGATACCACCAAAGGATGATATTAAGAAAGTCCTCGGCAGATCACCTGATTTATGGGATTCTTTTATCTTGACATTTGCCTATCCAGTTGCTATAGACGTATTAAGTAGGGGAAGTAGAATAAAGAAAGTGGAGGGGAAAGGGTTCTCAAAAACAATGAGAAGAGTAAGGAAGAACACGACCTCCAATAACAATGCAAGAACAAGCTTATCAATCTGGGGGTAGAATGTGAGTAAGATATTTAGTTTCTTTAGTCCACCAAAGCAAGAACCAGCAACACCAGCCCCAGCTCCGGGAGCAGGGGATGATAAGGGTAAAAAGAAGAAAAGAAAAGCAGCTTTCTTGGCTTCAAAGAAAACTGGGCCGGGTGGAGTATTAGGTGAGGCAAATGTTGGTAGACAGAAAATTTTAGTTTAATAGGAGAATAAAATGTTTAAGAAATTACTTTTAACAGGAGCACTTGTTTTTAGCCTTTCAGCATCAGTCTTTGCTATGGGTGAGAGTGCAGCGTATGTGGCATCAAAGAAGTTGGATACTGAAGTATCAACATTGGAAAGTGGTTCAGACTACTTCATCGTGTATGATGCATCTGAGGATGCTGATAACAAGGTAGATGTAGCATTGATGGGTATGAACTCTGCACAGTCAGTGACACCAGATGATTCAGAAGGTGCAGCTGTCAACATGATAACGGCTGGTGTTACCAAGGTTGATGTTGGTGCTCCAGTAAATGACACTAATGATTACATTGTACTTCCAGCAATAGCTAGTGTTCCAGTAGGACATACAATTAGAGTTGCTTCTAATTCTGGTGGTGCGTATGAAATAAGAACTCCAGCAACAAGTGGCACACATATAAATGGAGTTGATTCAGATGGTTCACAGGAATATTTAGCTGTTGATACTGAAGTCCATGTTTTTGTAAAAGTTTCTGATACTGATGGCTGGGTGGCACATGATTTACCAGCAGCTGGTGGAGTGGGTGCAGCAACAACACCTAACTAATATGAAAAATATAGATTGGATGCAGATAGGGGTAGCAGTATTTGTTGCAGGGATGCTGGCTTACCTGATAGTAACGGAGGGGGACATAGAAATGACTATGTTCTTCTCTGGAATCTTCGCTACAAAGATAGTGGATTTTGTTTATAAAGCTAAAGTAAAACCTTTAAAGGAATAGAATGAGTATTGTTTCAGATATAAAAGCAAAAATGAAATCTCTTGAGCAGAGGAAGAATCCTTGGCTTGAGCATTATCAATTGATTGGTGATTTTATTGCCAACAGAAAACAGAACTTCACTGAAGCAAATGAGCCGGGAGCTTTTTTAACCAGAGAGCTTTTTGACAATACAGCAGCTAAAGCAGCGGAGACTGCATCGTCAGCTTTTCTTGGTGCATTATGGCCTAGTGGAGCGCAGTCTTTTGAGCTGATACCAGCCAGAGGTGTTACAGACACCGAAGAGAACAGAGAGTACTTTCGGTTTATTACTGAAGAGGCAATAAACATTATGGATGACTCTCGGTCTGGGCTGGCTGTGGCTTTGACAGAATACATGTTTGACCAAGTAGCATTTGGGACAAGTGGGATTGGGGTCTTTAAGAATGAGAAGGGGCCACTTCCAATAAGGTATGTTGCGTGGGATGTAAAGACCATGCTTATAGATGAGGATGAAAACAACTTCATTGATACAGTATACAATAGGAAGATGATGACGATCCGGCAGATGGTTCTTGAGTATGGTCTTAATAACTTGAGCCAGACAAATCAGGATTTATATAATAATGGGAAACAAAATGATAAGGTTGCAGTTGTCCATGCTATTGAACCAAGGATGGAACAGGATAGGACCACAAAAGGAAATAAGAGTAAGCCGGTAAAGTCTATACATTTTGAAGAGAAGACCAGTAAGATTTTACGCGAGAGTGGCTTTGATGAGATGCCAGTATTAGTTGTGAGACTCAGGAAAGCAATGGGTGAGGTGCAAGGCAGATCATTTGGAATGGCAGCTCTTCCGGATATTATAGAACTTAATGTTGTATGGGAAACAATGACTGCTGCAGCTGAGAAGTTGGTTGATCCACCTTTGGCAATATTGGGTGATGGTGATTTGGGAACGACAACTATTGAAACTAGTGCAGGGGCAGTTAATGTTTTTAATATCACGAGCAGGGTTGGAATGGGTAGCCCGGTAACTGAAATAGCTACAGTTGGGGATATTAACCCACTTATTCTCATAATTGAGAAACTCACTGAGTCTATAACAAATCACTTCCTTATAGACCGGTTACTTGATTTAAACAATGAAACAAGGATGACTCTTGGTGAAGCTAACATCAGGAACGAGCTTAGAGGTCAATCTTTAGGTTCTACATTCACAAGACAAAAGGCTGAGTTGTTCAACAAGTTGATAGAGAGAACAATCAACTTGCTTTCAGATGCTGGAAGGTTGGGTGTTGATAGTGGGTCACAGGAAGAAGCTGATTTGGTTGCTAATGGTGTTGAGCCAATAATTATTCCAGAAGAGATTGCAGATAAAATGGAGAAGGGTGAAGAGGTCTTCAAGATCAAATACATTTCTCCTGCTGAAAGGTCTATTCAAGCTGAAGAGGTTCAGGGTAATCTGGCCCTATTAAATGTTACTCTACAGGCAGCACAAGTTTCTGAAGAAGCCCCGGATGTTGTTGATCTTGATGAAATAATCAAACGTACTGCAGAGCTTACCGGTGCAACTAAAGAGGTAATAAGAGGACTTGATGTTATAAAGGATATAAGGGAAAGAAGGAATCAACAGCTTGCACAGGCAGCAGAAATGGAACAAGCAAGAGAAGGTTCTGAAACAATGAGAAATGTTGCACAGGCACAGGCAACAACTAATAATGTTCAAGGGGGAGCAGGGAAGTGATAAAGACTCCAAAGGAGAAAGCAACAGAAAATGCAAAGATTCAGAAAAAAAATGAAGAAGCATTTAAAAGATTAAGCTCTGATTTTGATGCTGTTGCAGCTACAGAAGAAGGTTTAACTGTTATCAAATACCTTATGAATTTTTGTTGCTATCAGAAACCAACAACAAGTATAAATCAAACGACTGGAGAGATCAACAGAGAAGCATCTCTCCATTTAGAGGCACGAAGGAGCGTGTATTTAGAAATGCGGAAATTTATTTCTGCGAGACATTTGAAGAAAATAGAGTTTAAATAGGGAGAGAGTTATGGAAGGAACAATACCAGCAGAATTTAGTATTCCGGAAGCGTATGCAGATAAACCATACTTGAAGGATGTTAGCAGTATGGATGATGTGTACAAGAAACTTGATGGTGCTCAGTCACTCATAGGACAGAAGGTGAGATTTCTTGATGACAGCTCAACTGATGAAGAGAGATTATCATTCTACAAATCAGCAGGGATGCCAGATAAATCTGAGGATTATGTTTTTGAAAAATTCGGTGATACTGAGAGAGATGCTGCAGTTGACAGCAAGGTTAAGGAAATATTCCATAAAGCTGGAGTAAGTGGAAAAGCTGCTACAGAAATTCAAAAAGGATATGAGGCTTTTGTAAATGAAGCAATGGCAGCAAAATCTGAAGCTGATGATGCAGCTTTTGATGAATTAAGTTCAAAGGTTCTTGGAGATAAGGCTGATGACATATTGGCTTCTTCAAAAGCAATAATAGAAGAGAACTTACCACCAGAACTTGTTGATTCTTTTAAGCAGTTACCAAACTCAGCTTTGGTTACTATGTCATCTGTTGTTGAAAATATCAGACAAAAGTATATTAGTGAGGATAGTATTACTCCGGGTCAAGGTGTAGTATCAGGAAAAGATGAAGCTAGTCTTAGAGCAAAGGGGCAGGAGCTGATGAATCATGAAGCTTTCCAAGACCCTATGCATCCTGACCATAAAAAAATTGTTGATGAATGGAATGGGATTTACCAGCAGGTTGGTAAGTTAATGGGATAGTCGGGTATCTGGAAACAGTCCGGTGATGATAGTGAAGCTATCTGGTGTAGGCTACCAATGAAAGTTAGGCCACTTCCGATGACGTTGAGTCGGGCATAGTTACCGAATATAAAAAACTATTTTTAATTTGTTTTATAGGAGATAATTATGGCTAATCAGAATATTGACAAGGCACTAATCATACAGTTTAGTGATATGCTTCGTCATAAATCACAGCAGATCAAGGCAAGACTTAGACCTTATGTTCAGGTCAAACCAATGATAGGTGATCTTTTCGCTTATGATGGTTTGGGTGACGTTGAGGCAAGGGAAGTAGCTGGTCGAGTACAGGCAACAGTTTTTGATGACATTGACCACCTGAGAAGGAAGATCAAAAGACGAAGGTTCGTTGTTACTCTTCCAATTGATAAGAGTGACGAACTGGGTGTTCTTATTAACCCTCAGAGTGAGTATGCTGGTGCTTGTATTAAAGCTATGGAAAGAGTCTTTGATAGGGTTGGTGTTGATGCTCTGTTCGCAAGTGTTGAGACTGGTAGAGATTTTGAGACTACTGTTACTTTTGCTAATGATGGTACAAACACTGTTACAGCAACAGCTGGTCTTACTTATGATAAATTGCTGGAGATTCACCAGTTCTGGATTGATGCTGATGTTGGGAATGACCTTGAAGAGTCAATGGTCTTTGCAATAACAGGTGATGAGCATACTGCTCTCATGAAAGAAACTGAACTTATCAGTGGTGATTTCTCAAGACAGTTTGTTGTTGATAGAGGTGCAATAACTCAGGCATCTGGCCTTAACCTTATTAAGTTTGCTGCAAATGCAAGGAACCCAATATTACCTGTTTCTGGTGGTGTTCGTGATTGTTTTGCAATGACAACAAGAGGTCTTTGTTATGGTCTTTCTCAGGATATGACAATAACAGTGAAAGACAGACCTGACTTGGTTGACGTTAATCAGGTTCAGATCATAGGTATTTTGGGTGCGGTTAGAACTGAGGGTGTTCACGTTCAAAAAGTTACTACAACTGACTAAATAACAATTTTTTATAAGGAGTGAATTATGGCTGTTGAAGATAAGTATGTTAGTGCAGCTCTTTCTGCTGGAAAGCTGGAAAACGCTGCGCTCTGTAATGGAGCAAGAATGATTCAGATGGTAGCAACTGAAGAGATTGCTGCTGCTGATACTACACTTTCTGTTTACCGGTTCTTTAAAGGTGTTTCAGGAAACTTGATAGTTACAAAGATAGAGGTATACGGAGATGCTGCTATTGTTGGGCCAGATGATTTGGACTTAGGTCTGTATGAACAGGCAGAAGTTGATGCTGATGGTGATGCCAATGGTGGAACTGTTATTGATGCAGATATTTTTGGAACTGCAATTGATGTTGATGGGATTACAGCTCCAGCTACACCAGTTGATGGTATGGATGCAGTTACTGATCCAGCTGACCGTGTTAAGAAGATTTATGAACTTGCTGGTCATACAGCAGCTAATGCTAAAGATGGTTATGACATTGGACTGTTGCTGAATACTGTTGCTAGTACCGGTGGTACAGTAACAATAGTTCTAACTGGCGTAGAAGGCTAAATTTTTAAAGCAGCACACTTCGGTGTGCTGCTTATTTTATTGGAGGTAGGTAATGGAAGATTTAAAGCACTCTATTGCAGAATTAAAGTATGTGGAAAGGTTTCTAAGACCCCTCCAAAAAGTAATAGAGCAGATGGAAGTTATAGAGGGTATTGAGAAAAGAATAAAGAATGCAAAAGAGGAAGAGAACAATGTCCTTGGAGATTTAAAGTCTCAGAAAGCTACACTGGAAAGTGAAGTTAATATTCTTAAAAGTACTTATGACAGTGAAAGAGAAAAACGTACTGCACAGGCAGATGAAGTATACTCTAAAGCTAAAGCTAGATTAGAGAAGATTAATGAAGAACAGGAATCAAGTGTATCTGGGTATAATTTACAGATCAGTAATTTGGAAGATAAAAAAGCTGATGTGAATGCAAGTATCAATACCCTAAGACAAGAAGAAGCCCAATTAAAATCACAGGTACAGGCAATGAAGAAAGCTATTGCCAGTGCTTCTAATTCAGTTGATAAGGTTGCTTAAATATGACTCCACCACTGGAACCAGACAGAACTACTGGATATAGATTAATTGATGAACTTCATAGACATCTAGGTATAGCTAAAAACCCTTTGTATGCACATATAAGTATAGGTGATTCTGCAAACTTGGATGCATTTAGTCGATTACGAACAGCATCTGCAAAAACTACTTTTGATACAAAGCTTACTCATGATAATGAGCCTGAGTTCTGGGAGGAGTCTCAAGTGTCCGGAGCTGGTACTGGTAGTTTTTATAGTATAGATAGAGCTTCTGTTGCTATTTATGTCTCAAATGGTACTATTGGTAAAAGGGTTAGGCAGACGTATGCAAGGCCAAATTACCAACCCGGTAAGTCTCAGATGATATTGATGACTTGTATCATGGGTGGCAGTGGGTCTGGTATTATTAGAGAAACTGGGCAGTTTGATGATGAAAATGGGTTGTTCTTTCGAAATGATGGAGGAACTATGAAGGTTGTTAGAAAAACTCATGTCACCGGTTCTGCTGTAGATAATGAGGTTGCACAGTCTTCATGGAACATAGATACTTTTGATGGGAATGGAAATTCTGGAATAACTCTTGATTTCACTAAAACACAAATTTTTGTAATTGATTATCAGTGGTTGGGTGTTGGTAGGGTAAGGTTTGGATTTGATATCGATGGTGTAATTTATTATTGCCATGAAATGCTTCATGCTAATAATTTAGATGCTGTATATATGTCTACTCCTAATAACCCTCTTAGATACTCTGTTGAGAATAATGGTACTGGTGCTTTTGCTGATTTAGAATGTATTTGTTCTTGTGTAATATCTGAAGGTGGTCAGGAGGCTACAGGAACTGACTATTGGTATTCTACTGAAGGAACCCATGTTAATGCTAATGTTGCAGGTAATGTATATGCAGTATTAGGTGTTCAGTTGACTGATGGGCATAGGGGTGAGGATGTAGATATTCACTCAATGAACATGTTGACAGAGACAAATGATAATTACGAGTGGATGATATACAAGAATCCTACAGTGGGGGGTACATTTACATATAACACTGCTGCATATGGACCATTTGATGTAGCAAAAGGAGCTACTTCAAATACAATAACAGCAGGGGATCAGATTGCAGGTGGATTTGGTTCAAAGGGTTCATCTATTGGCAGTGATATTGATTTTGAGGGTAGTTTTGGGGAATCAATAAATGGCACTAAAGACACATTTGTACTTGCGGTAAGACCGTTGGGTGCTAATGCTGATATACAAGGTGGGATGATATTACGTGTTAATCATTAAATTAAATAAAAAATTCAGGAGGAAAAACATGAATAAATTTTTAAAAGGTGTTGGTATATCTCTGTTGTTGAGCGCATGTTTTTTGACAAGTGTTAATGCTCAACACAGTAGATATGATAGTTTAACATTTGAAACACATGCTTATGAGGAGATAACATCTACTACATCGGCAACGAGTATTACAACGGCTACAATAAATACCGATGATGATGAGAAGACTACTCAGAGAGCTTATATTTTAGTTACTGGACAGGATGTAAGGTGGCTTTGTGACGGCACAACACCCACAACAAGTTTGGGAAATGTGACAGTAGCAGGGGATTGGATTCAGATTATTGGACTTGCTGATATACAGAATTTTGCATTCATCAGGGATACAGCTTCTGGTACAGCAACATGCCATGTAAATCTCCAACTTCAAAATAATATGGTGAGGACAGGATCATGAAAAATAAAATACTGCTAACCCTTGCAGGGTTAATATTAATACCAACAATAGTGTTTGGTCAAAGTTTATCAAAAGCAACAGGCCCCCTTGCAAGTAGGGGAGTTGGTGGCTTAGGTGGGTATGATGTTAGTACTGGGGAATGGGATTTTATACCTTTCTCTGGTGTAGATGACACGAGTACTACAGAGGGGCACATTTGGTATGATGGTTCTAATTTCAAAGGCTACAACGGTTCGTCTGAGGTAACTCTGGATGTAGCGGCAACGTCAGGAGGTGGTTGGACTAGGACTGGAACAGATGTGCATTTGACTACAGCGAGTGATAGTGTTGGGATTGGAACTTCGAGTCCTGATAGTGCTTTTCATGTTATAAGTGGAAGTACAGGAGTTACACTAGGAAGAGTAGATTCAGCATCAGCACTTCATATACGTAGGCAAGATACTACTATAGGTGATGCTATCACATTAGGTCAGATAAACTTCACTGGTGATGATGCCTCTACTACTAATGTTGCGGGTGCTAGTATTACAGCGAGAGCAGGAACAACAAATTGGGATACAGGTACTGCTCCCGGAGAGTTGCAATTTTGGACAACCCCTGCATTGTCTGAGTCGCTAGCAGTAAGAATGACTATTGATGAAGATGGCAATGTTGGGATTGGGACAACTGAACCATTGAGTCTTTTCCATATGCAAGGAGCAACTCCTACTTTTATCATTAAAGATACCACTGGTCATAGTTCTCCTGATTGGAAAGGCACTACTCTTTCTGATATAGATTTT